TGTGTATGGTGCACAGCCGCGTTGGATTTCTCCAACGTTATTCCAAACCATCTGAAAGGTTAGTCATATGCCTCCGTCTCCAACAAGGAAAACCCGCGTCCGTAATATGGTTCAGCGGCGCCTTGCATCGACTCGTACTCATCGAGTTAATGCCGGTGTCGTTACTGATACCTTTACGGCCGGGCAACTTGTTTCAGTTTCGGGTTCATATGAATCTGTGCTTTCTGTAGGCCACAAGGGCCCTCCTTATGATGAGGGGGGCGCTTTTCGCGTGGATAGGTTTTCGATTGATCGCGGCGTTTCCAATGTTGAAACATATGGACGTGCCGTTATCACTCCAACCAATATCCTCGAGACTCGAATAACTGGTCCTTCCATCCAAGGTACGACTAATAGTAATGTCGTTACCTATATAAATGATGGATACCCAGTGCTTTTTAAGGACGCAGATTTGCTAGTCGGTTACAACAATATGTCGTTACCTTCCGCCAATCTGAATACTTATGGAGCCACCGCTCTCTCTCGCTTCTCCCCATTAAAACCTGGGGCTAGCGTGGGACAGCTTATTGGTGAAACTTTTCGAGATGGTCTACCCCATAACCCAATCGTTTTGTTAAAAAAGCTCAAGGACTTTAAAGGCCTTGGACAGAATTATCTTAACGTTGAGTTTGGGTGGTTACCTTTTCTTAATGATCTACGTCAGCTTTATAAGACGTGGAATACATTAGATAGTCGAATGGCTCAGATCATTAGAGATAATGGTCGGCCTATAAGACGTTCTGGTAACTTGAAGACTACTGTTACTAATGTCACTACAAATGAGATTAGTCCTTCTACGACTACTTCTTCGTTAGAAGGCTTCTCTCTATTTGCGGCTGACTCTAGTCCGCAGTCTCCAGTGCACATGAAGAAGACGGTCACAACCTCTGAGAGGGTGTGGTTCTCTGGTCGTATGAGGTACTTTATCCCTGATACTTCTAGTTCACAGTGGTCATCCAAAGCTAAACTTGCTTTATTTGGATTAAATCCCACTCCGTCTCTTCTTTACGAGCTGATGC